TGCGGCGCTAAGGCGTGCGCTAGGGGAAAACAACCCTAAAGTTGTTACTACTAAGGGCAATTTTGAAGAGTTTGCCGGGTTCCGTGGTAGACACAAGGCATTAGGTAGTCCCGAGGCCCGTAACAAAATTCTTCGTGAAGAAGCCGAAGAAGCCGGGATTCCAATTAGGGAATATCTAAAAGGTAGAGGCGCTGCTCGCGCAGAAGGCGTGGCCCCCGGTGTCCATTGGAGAGATTTACTTGCCAAAGGAGGCAAAGTGAAAAAGTATTCGGGTAAAGAAGGTAGCGAAGTCAATAAGGCTCTTGGCCCCCGCGAGCAGGCTGACGTTTCCAAGATGGAAAAGATGCAGAAACAGTCCAAGACCCCGATTGGCGATATTGAGCCGGTGCCGGGGCACTATGGTGATAAAAAGTATGCCAAGGGCGGCAAGGTTGAAAAAGAACCTAAAGGAATGATGAAAAAGGAAATCGCGTTTTTTAAAAAGAAGAAAGCGCCGAAATCCATGATCAAGCACGAAGAGAAAGAAGCCAAAAGCATGAAGCGCGGCGGCGGCAAAGTGATGAAGTTTGCCAAAGGTGGTTCCATCGACGGCTGCGCGGTTCGTGGCAAAACCAAGCTCAAACGAGTGAAGATGTAATGATGAAAAAGCGGGTTAGACGATTCGATGATGGCGGGATGGCGTCTTCGGGCATCCAATCCGCTTTTGACCAGCCAAGAAGCACCAGCGGCGGGATTGGGCTAGGTAACAACGCCCCGTTAGTGCAAATTGGTTCCGAGACCGGAGTGGGCGGCGTTCGCGCTGCTCCACAAGCCTACGGCCCGTTGAATATCGGTCAGCCTGTGCAACAGCAGCAGATGAAGAAGGGCGGTAAGGTGAAAGCCAAACCCAAGCCCAAAGCCTACGCGGCTGGTGGCGCTGTGAAGAAAACTCGCGGTGATGGCTGCTGTCAGAAGGGTAAGACCCGAGGCACGATGCGATGAGAGTTTCACGTGGTATGGGCATCATGAGCAAAGCAAAAATGCCAAAGGCAAAAATGCTGAGTAAGGGTGGTAGTACCAATTGGATTTCTGGCGCTATTAAGAAGCCGGGGGCGCTCCGCGCCTCTTTGGGTGTTAAGGGCGACAAGCCCATCCCTGCTAAAAAGTTGGCTAAGGCAGCCAAGGCTCCGGGTAAACTGGGGCAGCGTGCGCGGCTAGCGCAAACTCTTAGGGGGTTTGCTGAAGGCGGGCGCGTGAAGAAATTTGAAGAAGGCGGCAAAGTACCTAAAACAATTATGGAGAACTTAAGACAAACCAACCCAATTGCGGCTGCAGTAGGAGATTTTACTCCCATAGTTTCGTCCGTAGTAAATGCAGCCGAGTACGCTCAACACATGCGTAATGGGGTTAAACACAACGACCAAGATAGCTTTGACCAAGCAAAATGGGATGCAGCAGGAATGATTCCGTTTGCTAAACCTGCGGTAAGACTTGGTAAAGGTCTTAAATATACTTACGAAAAAGCCCGTGATCAATTAAGAAAACAAGTGGCGGAAGCATCACGGGCAACTAATATCCAAAATACGCCGGATTATTTTTCTTCAGAAGAAGAACCAAACTTAAAACCAAAACCAAAACCAAAAAATAAGTCTCCTATGTACCCCGCTCCCGCTGATACTGCGGCGTTTAGAGCAAAGAGAGATAAGCCAAAAGGAATGAAAGCCGGTGGTAGCGTCAACGAAGCGGGTAACTACACCAAGCCGGGGTTGCGTAAAAAGATTGTGGCGCAGGTTAAGGCCACTGCAACGCATGGAACCAAGGCAGGGCAGTGGTCAGCCAGAAAAGCGCAGCTAGTTGCCAAGAAGTACAAGGACGCTGGCGGCGGGTATCGCGACTGATGAAAGCACCACAGCAGTCTTTGAAGGCGTGGGGAGACCAGAAGTGGCGCACTAAGTCTGGTAAGCCATCTTCCAAAACGGGGGAACGGTATCTGCCGGAAAACGCCATCAAGTCCCTGTCTTCCGCTGAGTATGCGGCAACGACCAAAGCAAAACGTGCGGGTAAGGCTGCGGGCAAGCAGTTTGTAGCCCAGCCCAAGAAGATTGCCAAGAAGACTGCAAAATTTAGGATTTAAGCATGGTTACCTCCGCATCCCCCCCGACTTTTAATCTCAACCTCAACGAGTTGATCGAAGAGGCGTTTGAGCGGGCGGGCGCGGAGTTGAGAACTGGGTATGAATTTCGGACGGCCCGGCGCAGTTTGAATCTCATGTTCGCTGAGTGGGCAAATCGCGGTATTAACCTCTGGACGGTTGAATCGGACACGGTAAGTTTGGTAGCGGGTCAAGCGACCTATTCCCTCCCCGTAGATACGGTTGACCTTATTGAACACGTTGTTCGCACTAATGCGGGGACTTCGATCCAATCGGACATCCCGGTTTCGCGCATTAGTGTCTCGACCTATTCCAGTTTGCCTAATAAAACGGCGCAGGGCCGTCCGATCCAAATCTACATTGACCGCTTAAGCGGGGCCACCCAGCCTGATGGCGTGCAGTATCCGACGTTTACGCTCTGGCCCGTGCCGAATGTGTCGAGTACCTACCAGCTTGTGTACTGGCGGCTTCGCCGGATGTTGGACGCCGGGACTGGCGTCAACACGCAGGACATTCCGTTTCGCTTCCTACCTGCAATGGTGGCGGGATTGGCGTACTATGTGGCGCTTAAGATTCCAGAAGCATCGGAACGGATTCCTATGCTTAAGCAGATGTATGACGAGGCTTGGCAGCAGGCGTCTGATGAAGACCGTGAGAAGGCGGCTTGGCGAATTGTGCCGCGTGAAATGTTCATCCAATGAGCAATAAGTTTACATCTGGCCGGATTGCTATTGCCGAGTGCGATAGATGCGGTCAGAGGTACAAACTGAAGCAGTTAAAAGAGTTGGTCATTCGGACGAAGAAGACCAATATTTTGGTTTGTCCGACTTGCTGGGAGCCTGACCATCCACAGAATTTGCAGGGGTTGTATCCTGTAGAAGACCCCCAAGCGGTGCGGAATCCCCGGCGGGATAACACTTACATCGTGTCTGGGTTGAACAATTTGGGCGCTTTGGGTGAAGGTAGCCGGCAGATTCAATGGGGCTGGAACCCAGTAGGGTTCGGCGGTAACAGTGCGCTGACACCAAATGATTTGGCAGCGGTGGGTGTAGTAGGAACAGTAGGAGTGACTATCTCATGAAGAAGATGAATATGGGTGGCATGGCCGAGCACATGCAAAAAGAACACGGGATCAAGCCGGCGAACAAAGCCAAAGGTTTCAATAAGGGCGGCGCTACCAAGTGCATGAAGAAGGGTGGCCCGACTGGTTTAGAAATGCGGAAAGTGGGCCGCAACATGGCCCGTGCTAACAATCAGCGGGGGCGGTAATGGCTAAATACAGCATGAAACGTGGTGGTAAGGAAGTAGGCCCAGCATCGGTCTACGCCGAGCCGCATACGATGAATGGGAAGGCTGTGAACGCCAAAGATTTTATTGGTCGCAATGTCAAGCCGATGCCTTCTGACTACATCAGCGTGGGGAACTATTCTACCGTTGATTTTGATCAGGCGCCGAAAAAGCAGACCATGAAGATTCGTGGCTGTGGCGCTGCGACCAAAGGCTGCATGGCTAGCGACAAGATGGGTTAACAGATGAATTATTCCGAGTTAGTAACGGAGATTCAGTCGTATGTAGAGAACGAGTTCGCTACGGCTGACATTAATACGTTTATCGAGCAGGCAGAGCAGCGGATTTATAACACTGTTCAGCTTCCGGCTATCCGTAAAAATGTGACTGGATCTCTGACTATCGGGAATAAATATCTGTCAGTACCCACCGACTGGCTGGCGACGTTTTCGTTGGCGGTGATTGATGCTGCTGGAGAGTATCAATACCTGCTCAATAAAGATGTGAATTTTATCCGTGCAGCCTATCCGACGACGGCAGTGTTAGATCGCGGACTTCCTGAGTATTACGCCATCTTCGACTCTAATTCGTTCATCCTTGGGCCGACCCCCGATGCGGCGTATACCGCCGAGCTTCACTACTACTATTACCCCGAGTCCATCGTCACCGCTGGCACTACTTGGCTTGGCGATAACTTTGATTCCACCCTGCTTTATGGGGCATTGTTGGAAGCGTACACTTATATGAAGGGTGAGCAAGACGTACTCGTCATGTATCAGAAACGGTACGACGAGGCGCTGGCGCTACTGAAACAGCTTGGGGATGGCAAAGACCGGCGCGACGCTTACCGTTCTGGGCAAGTGCGCTATCAGGTTACTTAGGGGGCGGAATGTTAGATGCGATGGGGGGAACTGTAGGATCTCCGGTAGTCATCACTACGGACTATCGTGGGCTTACGCCGGATGAACTTGCCGACTTGGCGATGGATAAGATTTTGAGTGTGTCTGTGGCGGCTCCTAAAGAGATCCGTGAACAGGCGCTGACTTACCGTGCTTTGGTTCGTGATGTGGTGCTAGACCATATGCGACAGGCGGTGATGCACGACCGCGTAACGATTGCTAATGCTTTGACTAAAGCGGGTGCGCCTGAGTTGGCGTCCATTGTAAAGGAGATCTGAAATGGCTTTTACCGGAAGTGCAATGTGCGCCAGCTTCAAAGCGGAGTTGATGCAGTGCTACCACCTGTTTTCAACGTCAGCGAACCCTGCGCGTACTCTGAATACGACGCCGGATACGTTCAAAATGGCGTTGTACGACAACACTGCAACGCTGACTAAGACCACCACGGCTTACACGGTTTCGGGACAGCTTGCGTCCGGTAGTGGCTACACCACTGGCGGCAATACGTTGACGATCTCCACGGCTCCGACGACTGATACGACCAGCACCAACAACGTGGCGTACATCAGCTTTTCGACGACTTCGTGGACTTCGGCTACGTTCACCGCTTACGGCGCTTTGATCTACAACTCCTCGCAGTCCGACCGCGCTGTTGCGGTACTGGACTTTGGGGGCGCTAAATCGGTGACCAGCGGCACGTTCACGGTGACGTTCCCAACTTATGCGTCTGGTACGACTGCGGCGATTATTCAGCTTCAGTAAGAGGGTGCTATGGCGCTAGTTGTTGCAGATCGCGTACAGGAGACCACCGCCACCACCGGCACGGGCACTATTACGCTCGCAGGCGCGGTGTCAGGGTTTCAGTCTTTTGCAACAATTGGTAA